TGATGATGTGCTGTACTATTTAATAATCAGACGGTGCCGATTACTTCTTCGAAACTGACTCCAGTGCGGGTTGCGACGAATGTCAGACCGATGAAGTTGATAGAGCGTGCGGGTTTCACGAAGATGTCGGCACGGAATTCATTCGCGTCGATCACATCAGCAGAGTTGTTGCTCTCATCACAGACAACCAGGAAGTCTGTGATACCTCTCTTCGCTTGGACATCGCGGAGATAAGGCTCAACGATGTTGACGAAGTTTGCTCTGGTGATTGAATCGTTGAACTCAAACAGTTGAGCACGTGCTGCTCTTTCGATTGCAGTCTCAATGGTGAGGAACAGACGACGAACGTTAATTCTGTCGAATGCTGAAGTATATGCAAGAGCGGTCTTATCACCGAAGAGGATAATTCCCTGTCCAGGAGCAGCAACAACTGGGTTGATTCTCTTGGAGTAGAGAAGATCTCTTTGAGCTTGTGATGGGTTGTATGCAAGTTTAACTGCATTATTGACCACACCACGGGTTGTTCCTGCAGGCGAGAACCATGGGAATGAATTCTGTGAGGTTCTTGCCATCATTCCAGCAACGTCTGGGTTGCAAGGAACGTAACGGAACTTGTTATTGAAACGATCGTAAGTGTACTTATAACCAGAATCAAGAACTGCGTAGGAAGAAGAATTTACTCCGTCCAGAGTTGAAATAACGTTGTCGGTTTGTGTATCACTGTTTGAAAGTGCTACATCTCCACTGAGAACGTCGGATTTCTTAGGAGAAATGACTGCGATACAATCCTTTCTGTTCTCTGCAATTTGAATGAGTTTGTTAGCTTTACCAACGTGTTCGTCACGATTGGTAAGACCAGGACCCATGATCAGGTAGTTGATTGGATACTCTCTTTGGTTGGCAAATTCATCATAGGCAGTCATCAAATCGCCAAGAGTGGTTGCATATGTAGGAGAGGCATAAGTTCCTGCATAATCCTTACCACCTTGTAACGAGTAGGTTGATCTACCAATACCCGAGAATACAACTCCTTGTGCGTTTTGTCCCCAAGCAGAAGCAGATGCAGAGTAAGCAGTGTTCCCTGTTGCAAACCCAGTTGCGGTTCCTAATGGAGCATATCCAGCAAACAGATACTCTGAGTTATCTGCAAGATAGTCCTTATAGTAGATTGGTGCGTTGAAGGACTCAGCATCTGTAGCCTTGGAAAGGCCTACCCACTTTTCAAGAATTTGACCAGCATTACCAGTTTCTTTTCCACTGTCATCAACGACAACTACATGGATTTCATCAAATCTTGCATTTCTTGAAGCTGCAAACTGTGACGTTTGTGGTTTTGGAGCAACGTTCTTCCAATAAACGGTTCCGTTGTTAAGACCCAAAGTTTGTGACTCGTACCAGTCAGAAGCACCAGTTGGTGTGAGAGCTGAGTTTGTGGTAATTCCAGTTACCTCAATGATCTCACCAGTAGTACCAACACCTACGGTTTGGAGTCGGATGTAGTCACCAATGTCAATTCCATTGAGTTCATTAACATCAAAGGTAGTGCTATCACTTGCAGGAACAAGAACCCTAGTTGTTGTCGCTGCACCAGCGTTACTCAGAACATAAACAGTTGTTCCATCGTTGTGGGCCTGTTCAAACGTTCCTTCAATACCTCTGGTTGAGAATCCAACAAAGTTGCTACCGTCTGTTGCGATTGTTTGACCGACACCGATCAATTCACCACCAATTAAGAGGTAGTTACCAGCAGTGTCGCCAATCGAAGTAATACCAGTGGTTGCTGAAAGGAAGACTCCAGTAGCACCAACTGCCAGAGCTTGACCACCGGCTTGGTCAATTGTGATTGAAGAACTTACTGTATTGTACAGGAATAATGTGGATCCTACTGCAGGACCACCAGCGTTAGTACCACCTACGTCCCTTCGTACTGTAATTGAAGTTGTAGCCGATCCAGTAGCACCAGCAATATTAAGAACTCTTGTTGTTTTAAATTCAAAAGCACCGCCTTTGGTATAGTCGGCATTAGTTACTGTACCAGAAGTCGCTACTTGACTTACAACCTTAACATCAATACTAGAAGAACCGATACCAGTAACGATACCCTTCAGGTGACCATTCAGTGTTAAGGAGGTTCCAATTCCACCTACCTGAATACCACCAAAAGCCTGAGTAACTGCAGCTCCAACTACAATACCAGAGGTAGTCAGACCAGAAAGTGTTTGGTCTGCTCTTGCGTCAATTACACAAACCTTGAGATCGTTAGCCCAAGTTCCAGGGTTTTTGGCAGCCCAATACCATGTCGTAGCATCAGCAAATGAATTATAATAATCTTCTACTTCTTTGATTTTTAAACTTGTTACTGAAGAACCAGATCCTGTGGCTACAGCAGCGTTAGCATTATTTAAGTTGTCTCCATCAGTTCTGACAACTCTAAGAACACCACCATATGAAAGATATGAAGAAGCACTCATCCAGTACTCATACTGGTCACTCGTACCTTGTGGTTCACCAAAGGTATCAACCAAATCTTTCTCATTCTCAATTAAAATTGGTTCATTGACAGGACCCTTTACAAAAGGCCCCGCGATGGCGCCAGTTTGATCACTTACGCCAGTAATTCCACCACGGGTAAGGTCAACTTCCCTTACTTTAATCCCAGGAGATACTAAGCCTAAACCAGCCATCTGATTTCCTCTAGAAGTTTCAGTTTGTTATCTGAATTTATTTATTGTTTGGCACCTTTTCAAATGGGGAAACAGTGCATGAACACCTACCAATCAGGATATTCCCATCTATCAAATATAGTATTTGTCATTCTACTTACAATAATTCTTTTCTTGGTGCAATCCTTGCATTCATAAGAATATGAAGATGGATATGACCCTCTATTCTTTCTAGTCAAATAAAAATCCTCAATGAGATTTTTTGTCTCACCACAAACTCTGCAAGTTCTATCAACAAACAGTAAATGTTCTAGGTCAAATTTATCTCCAATGTCCATCAATAATACTCCCACATATAACTCATGTCCCCATATGAAGAATTGATGTCATCCAAATCTGTCTTTCTCCAGAGAGTTCCATCATCACCCTGAATAACATCATCTTCAAGTCCATCACTGATAAAACCAAATGGAGCCATGTCCTGTTCGATTTGATCTCTCTGATCCTCGTACAATCTCTTACGAACATCTTGGTCAGTTAGTTCCTTAAAGTAGTCTTGGGCAACCAGCCATGCATAGATGACGAGACACATTGCAAGATCATCATTACATCCATCTTCAGCCTCAAATGAGTTTCTCTTGTGAATGAATGTAGTGAGTTCTGATATAATATCGTAGTCCTTGAAGAGAACTTTATCCGCTTCAATCATTGTCTTCAAGTTGGAACATCCAACCGCCTTTACGGCCTTAGACATCTTTAGACCCAACTGAGTTTTCTTTCCAGAAAAGCCTTGACCGACGATTTGTCCCGCACGTCCTCTCATCGAACACTGAAGAAGATTAGGATACTCAAGATCGTAGTTTAGAATAGCTGCAACCTGATCACCAATATCATTAACCTCACACAACACCCATGCATTATTATATCCCTTGATCGTGTCATAGATGATCGATGGGAACAACATTGGTTTAATTTCGTTGTTCTTATACTTTGCAACTACTCTATGTGGATACTCAGTGATATCCACAATGACGAAAGCTGAGTAATCATTACCACCACCACGAGCAACGTCAACGGTACAAACGTAATCGTGGTTCTCAATTGGTTTTTCGTATATTTCTAATCCATTACTTGATTGAATCGGTCTGTCATAGACCATCGATCTCAACTTGGCTGGATTGATGAGAGTATCAACTGATCCAAGGAACTCACACTCAAACTCAACCTTAAATTGATTTTCTGAAGTGTTCTTGATTGTCTGTTCTCTCCAGGCATCATCACGGCCTGGAACTTCTGACCAGTGAACTGAAGTTGGAACATATTCGTTTTGACCCCTCTCAGCATCATGCCACATTCTGTAAAAATGGTTCATGCCGTGAGGCGTC